GAGTACTAACCAATACCGTGCCATCATTCGACACAGTGTCGTGGGCCCGAGGAACGATAGTGTACGTTTCTCCAGCAATAATCCACTTATTAGTGATATCTTGGAGAAGCCAAACACGATAGTAAGCGAACCTACCACTTGTTAGTGCAACAGAGCTGTTGCTGGGAGAATCTTCAAAACTATTGATTCGTGGGGCTCCAGAGGTCTCTTCCCATTCCCACAGGATAATGCCGTCTTCTTCAGTCTCTGGGTAACCATCCTGGCTTCTGACTAGACGAATCTTGGTAATGTCACCCTCTGGTGCTGCCCAATTTAGTTGAACAGTATCGTAGTCAACTGCTGTAGCAGTAAACGGTGCGACAGAGAACGCTAGTCTCGGTGCCTCACCGTACTTATCAACGCCATAAACGGCGATGCCATAGATGCCCATTACTGCCTAACTAAGCTGTGCCGCCGTCAATAGTTCCGATTAGATTGCCTGAAGAGTTAAAGCTGCTCACTAGTTGGTTGGATGCGTTCCTAATCTCTAGGAGATTGGCGGTCTGTCCAGTAGCTGCTTTTACAGTAAGTCCAGTGACAGCTGCACCTGACGGAGTGATAACGGAGCCGCCACGGCGGCTAGCCGCATAGAAAATTCCGTTTTCCATATTTTGGATGCGAGCTCGTAAGCTGCCCCAGCTGGTAGTGGTGGAGTTGAAGTCTCCAGAAGCTCCCCATTCGCCGCTAGTAGTTAGCCCTCCAGCACCGACACCCAGCTGGCGCTGCATGGACTCAATCTCTTCGTAAACAGTGTTTACGTCTTCAGCAATAACTAGGTCAGCAAGGTTTACTTTAGGTTGCCAAACTTTAATGCTGGAAGGGTAATTAGCGGCCATTCTGTCTCCTAAATCAATCTCTATTGTCTCGTTTATGCTGTGGTTTTACAGGGTTTACTCACACTCAGTAAGGGTGACTATTGCTGAAGGAACAGCAGGACTAACGGCGTCTGCTGGGTAACTTTGCAAAGAAACAGCCGTTGAATCAGTTGACCACATAATTTGAACGTAATCTCCTGGAGCTTGAGACTTTCCTAGCCAGTTCCATGCGGTGATTATGTGTCCGTTAATTGAACCATGCCTAGCTGGAATGGTTACTATTGAATTGCTGTTTGGGTAGTCTACCCCGTTGTAACGAAGCCAGACCCGTACATCATGGTCAGAAGAGTCAGTATTTGAAAACTGACCTGACCACTGCAGGTTATACGTTCCTACGTTAGAAATCGTTATCTTGCTGCCATCAACTATGGACATGTTGCTAGCAAAATCAACTGTGTTTAGCGAGATTGCTTGCGGAGTGTTGATAGTAGCTTGAGTCTGAGTAGTGGTGTCGTAAAACGAACCATAGTTTCTTTCCATTAGCTTCGTAGCTAAATTAAGTAGGGTCTGCGTAACATCCAGCTCTGTAGTGGTATTAGTTACTGGGACCTGCTCAATAAGGAAGTCAATCTCCTCAAAGACATCGTCGGGGTCTAACCTATTTAGTTGCAGCTTAGAGTTGGTACTTTGGTCTTTACCAAACACCCCATGCCAAACAGGGTAAGCGGGGTCGCCTCCCTCAAACATAACCCATACCCCCTGGCCAACATCAGGCAGGGGAACTTGCACTCCAGAGATGTTTATAGGCCAAGCCCACTCTGTGTGCGAGTCAGCAAACAGCTGAGGAACCTTTAGTCGCAGACGCCCCTGATTAAGAGGGTCTTTGTTGCTGAATACGGTTCCCCTGTAAACCCCAGGGTAGTAATTACTAGGACCAGGCATTACGCCCTCGAAACAATTACTGTGTAAACCTTGAAGGTACTGTTGTCTCCAGCAGCCACTACTACAGGGATTGTAGTTACAGTCGCTGCAGGCGTATCGACTGGGAGGGTAGGTGAGGCACCATTAATGGTGACTGTCGCTGTGCTGTCAGCAGCTGTAGGTGTAAGAAGAACAGTATTAGTACTTACACCAGTCAAGTTGTAGGTGAAGAAGTTGGCATTAAATGCAGGAGATAAAGACGTTCCCGCAGGCACGCCTAGAGCTGACAACAAAGCGTTACTAGAGCTCTCAGAGATAGTCAAGTTAGCTTCTTGGAATACAAAAATTTCGTTGGGCTGTCCTACTAGAGAGTTAATACCTAGGGTGTTGCCTGTAGTTCGTGCCAAAGAAGTCACCTGCACTACTCGGACGCCTTCCACCTGCTTCAACTGAAATTCGATGTCTTCAGGAGTAATAAGGTCGCCAAATGTGACTCGGTTGTATGAAAACTCGTTCAGTAGTCTCAACTTAATCGCAGCACTTACTTGCTCTGCTGTGTACTGAGGAAGTCTGGTGTACTTGATGCTCACATTTACTGGGACATAAGTAGGTGGCGATACCGTTACCGAGACACCAATCTGAGTCTTGTCTACCAGATACGCTTGGGTATCACTTTGAAGCGCTAGCCACTCTGTAGTGAGAAGAGTACCCGCCTCGTTGTAGCCAGGGAAGATGTCTCCACTGCCCTCGTTACGCTGTGGAGCAACATATAGGTTGACTGACGTTGGAGTTGCAGCCTCTGCCTTAGCCTTGCCTAGGTTAGGAAGCGCTAGTACTAGGTTTTCATAGTCTTTCAAGCTAACCGCACGAGTGATTGCGCTCAGTAGCTTTGGGGCATTAGTGCGAATGCTGCTAGTGCTTTCTGGGCTAGACCCACCTACACCAGCAGTAGTGTTCGTCACAAGAAGGAAGTCGCTTACGTTTGCTACCTGTGCATCAGTAAGGCCAGGGATTCTGTGTAGGCTGTCAATAACTCCTACAGAGCAGTTACCGATTTCTCCACCACCGACGTCGTACACAACCTTGATGTTGGCAAGAGGGTTAGGGACAGCGCCAGATACGCCATCACCAAAGATGACGTAAGAGATGTTGTCTGCATCCAGTCGCACTGAGTACACAGCGTCTGATGGGCCAAAGTCTCCGAGGTGAACTACCTGCTGCCAAGGCTCGTAGACATCGCCATTCTGTACCCAAACCTGAATGGAACCTTCAACAATTCGGTCTTCTGACAGCGGATAGCTTTGGTTTGGCTGACCGTTCGATGCCGCAACAAACTCACCGCTAATGTCGTTAGCACTTGTGGCCAAGTTTTCTGGGCGAAGAGCAATGCTCTCAGCGTGGCTAGCTCCTACGGTAGCAATACCTGCTGCTCCGCCTACGGCGGCAGGCACAGTTACAGCCTGCAGAGTAGTAAAAATTACGTCCTGCACTAGGTCGTCGACAACAATCTGGCCCATCAACTGGGTGCCTGCAGGAACCGTGTAGGCTGTTGCTCCGTTATTAGAAAAACGGATAGTCGTGTAGGCAGCCCTAAAGCCAGCAGGTCGGTAGCCGTACAACTCAGCAAGGTTAATTACATTCTGTCGCTGGCTTGCAGTAGGTAGGTAGGACTCGTTAGCTACACGGTCAATGTAGTAGTTGAGGATGTCACCCATGTAGGCAAAGGCTTCGACCAAGGCAACACCAAAGTCAGAAGGGTCTTCACCAGTCCAACGGCGGTTTGACGGAGCGTTGGAGTTTACAGCAAGGCGTACTCGGTTAAGTAGGTCCTCACGCAGAGAGTAGTAGTCTCGGCTGGTGTAGTCAATTCCTACAGGAATGTTTTCGTTTGTCATTTAGCTACATCCTCAGTTAGCGGTAGATTTCCATCAAGTGTGGCAAAGCCGAGCAGTACTACTTCCGTAGTTCTATTAGGCAAAGAGTAAGTTATTTCGGCTTCAAGAGTGCTGTTTGCAGAGTCCAAAGTGACTACAGTTGACACCAACTTTAGAAGTCTAAGGTCCCTAGAAAAAGCAAGCTCTACTTGTTGCTTCAAGATTTCAGCAGCAGACTCAAGGGTGTCAAAGGTACTTGCAGGAATCTCGGTCCCATAGTCTGGGCGCATAACCCTTTCGCCTACAGCGGTACCTACAGCAGAGCGCACACGGTCTGCCCATATCTTTTCCTGAGAAGTAGTTGTAGAGATAGTGCCAAACTCGCTGACGCTAAACGGCAGGGTCAGTGCAATCTCGGAAACTCTAATGTCAACCATTCTTTACCTTCTTATGTCCAGAGCCTTGCCAGGAACTGTACTCCTCCAGATGTGAGGAGTAGAGGTGATGCCTGGTTTTGCCATAGTAGTCTTGTTTTGTATCAAGTGGTCGATGTTGGTGGAGTTCTTTAGAGTCGCTGAAGCCTCAGTCGTTCTGGCCCCTGACGGAAGCTTTACTACAGTGGTATCTGTCGTGCTGTTATTAAAGACAGCAGAAGACAAATATGACTCTAGGTCTATTTTACCCACAACCGAGCGGTCTAATGGGCGTGAAGATTTGAAGGAATTTCCTAGGTAGTCAATAGAGCTAGTTCCAAGTCCGTCTGTAGCAGCCATAATCTCCGCAGAGTACTCTCCTGCTCGATTCATCTTGTGTGACACAGTACGTACTAGCCAACCACCGTCAGTTTGGCTGCCTGTTCCATCCACGTACACAAGGCCGTACGGATGAATTCGAGGGTCACCCTGACCAACTAGTTTGGCTGGCAGATTGAATCTAGCAAGCTGAGCTTCAGAAGAAGCGACTTGCTTTGCCCATGAGTAGCTATTCGCTACGAAAGTCGACTGCGAGGTAAACAGTACGCCGCTCTGGTCTTTCCTAAGTTGATTGCCCACGTTTATGGGGGAGTTCTTTGCCAAGAACGGTTTTCCAGAGATAGGGTTTACTCCACCTACTTGCTTGTTGGTACGCAAGTCCGTGCCCCATTCCACATACTCTCCGCTGAGCACTTGGATTGAGTCAAGCGTTCTGTCTATAGCGTGCTGAACGCTTGGCGTAGGCATGCCCCAGTACTGAAGTAGAGGGATGTTAGACACATCTTGGTAAATAGCTTTGTCAATTGGTCGGAAGATTAAGTCCACGCCATCTACGTAGCAGATGTACCCAATGAGGCGAGCATGCTCCTGAAGCCATTCCCAATAGCTCTCCGTAGTAATTGATAGCTGTGACCACCTAAACGTGGTGTTCTCACCAACAAATCTCAGTCCAACTTCTTTAGCAAGAATCGCAGCAACTTCAGGGACTGTCTTATTCTGAAAAATCCTTGGCTGGCTTTCTTTCAGCAAGAAAGAAGAACCAATGCAGTACACCTTTGTTGGCCTATCGGTTTGGGCTGCCTTAGTCTCAGTAGTTACAGTGACGTAGCCGTACCACACTTTTTTGCGGGAACCTTGGGTCCACGTAAGTTGTATAGGCACACCTGTGCGTAGTTGCCTAAAGAGCTCTCCACGGTTACTGGTATACGTCAACTGGAGGACGTCATGTTGACCAGCAGCTTGTCTGAGCTCTAGAAACTCAGGCTGAATCGCAAACGAGGGCAAAGTAGGGAACTCCACTCTGTAACGAGTAGATTTTCTAGGCTTTCCTACTAACTGCTTAGACATTTGGAATCCTCAAGGTGGTTCCAATAGGAATGTCCAGGCCGTTACTAATCTCAGGGTTGTAGTCCAGGATTCTCCACCATAGGTCAGGATTGCCCAGCTTTTCTAAAGCCAGCTTGTCTAGGCGGTCTCTAGAGGTCCAGACGTAGTAGTAAAAGGACGAAGAGTCTTTTGGGAAACTCCGCATGACACCGACAGTATTTGTGTTAGTTCTAGCATCATAAGACTTCTGTAGATATCCATCAGA